CTTTTTGATACCCATCTCGGTCTGCGATAGGTTCAATAAAGCCTTATATCCTGCAGGTTTAATTAAGTAACTCATATATTTGTTTTGTTTTATGTTTATGAATAATGCGTGGCAAAGATACTAATTAATGGCAAAATAACAATTGTGAGCCTTGTTTTATTTGCAAAATGGAAGCAATTTCCGTTAAGAAGCTTTCAAAATATCAAAAATAATCTTTTTTCGTCTATTCATTTGTTTTCCTGCAAGATTATATATACTTTTGCACTGTCTTTGGCTGGGTAGCTTAGCTGAATAGAGCGTCAGATTCCGGTTCTGAAGGTCGTGGGTTTGAATCCCACCCTGGTCACAGGTTTAAAAATCAATGTTTTAGACATTTAAGCCGTATTTCTTTTATAGATTTACGGCTTTTATTTTGTTCACTTTTGCTCAAAATCGCTACATTTGTTTCGCAATTGTTTCGCAATTGTTTCGCAAAAAAAGAATAAGGATATGGCAACATTTAAAGCAGAAGTGCAGAAGCAACGGAAAGACGGGACTTTTAATATAAAGATACTTGTCACTCATAACAGGCAGTTGAAGAGATTGCCGACCGGCATTTACATAACCAAGGATGATATGACGCGATCCGGCAAAATCAAAAACCAAAAAATACTGGATCAGATAGACGATTTAATAATGCGATACAGGAAGAAGGCCAATAAACTATCTATTGCAATAAACAACATGTCTATCGATAAGCTGGCAGGATATCTATGCGAGCCGGAGGTAGTCTCTATTGATTTCTTGGAAGTGTTCCGGGATTACATAAATGAAAATCCGGATAAGAAAGGGTTGAGGAATTATAAATCGGCACTAAATTCCCTTGTCAAATTCCTTGGAAGAAACAGATTGGATATTTCGGAGATAACAGTTCCTTTCTTGGAAAAATATGCCACTTCTCTTGGAAAAGGCCGTGCGGTATCCTTGTATCTTGGTAGCATGAGGCATGTTTATTCTTATGCGAAGCAAAAATACAATGACGAAGACGCAAAAAGGATATTGATTCCTTATTCGCCATTTTCACGGTATAAAGTGCCTCGCCAAAATGTTGCGGAAAAGAAGGCTATAAGTGCGGAGCTTATCCGAAAGATAATAGAACTTCCGTACGATGGTACTTCGCGCGGGAGAGATAAAGAAAATCGTTATAATTTGGCAAAGGATTGCTTTATCCTATCATTTAGCCTTATAGGCACGAACTCTGTTGATTTATATAATGCGGAGATTTACGAGAACGACGAAATTGTATATTGCCGGACTAAAACGAAGGATCGCCGAAGCGATAAGGCAAGAATCCAAATAAAGGTGCACCCTCATATATTACCTATATTTAAAAAATACATGGATAAAACAGGGAAAAGGGTTTTTCGCTTTTATCAGATGTATGCAGATCAATCGACATTTAATGCAGCTTTGAACAAAGGGTTGAAGACTGTAGGGGAAAAGGTTGGCATTCCTGACCTTAAATTTTATGCAGCCCGGCATTCCTGGGCAACAATAGCCCGAAACGATTTAAAGACGGATAAATCAACCATAGATGAGGCCCTGAATCATATAGATAAAAGATTGTCTGTTACAGACTTGTATATAAAAAAGGATTTTTCGATTATCAATGAGGTCAATAAATCGGTCTTGGATTATGTGTTCAAATCCTGTAAACGCTAACATGTCAAATGTCGGCATGTTGGGATTGTTTAAAAGTAATGGACTTGTTATCATGCGCCCTTACTATGTGGTTGGCATAAAAGTTAAATAATATGTTGTTAAAAATATTATGAGATTGGCTTTTGTTCGATTTAACTAATACCTTTGTAAACGAATATAACCCCAAAAACAAATAGTATAATGAAAAAGTATTTGCTTTTAATGATTGTTGCACTAACAACCAGCTGTAGAACTTATTACTCTGAACAAACCCGTGTCCTGGATTTTAGAAAATATACAGAGAATGGCTTTGTTATAAACCCCACATCTTCAGGAATGGATTTTGAACCTATTTCTATGATAAGTGTTTCATTTTATTCAGGAGAGAAGGTGAAAGGTTTATTTAAAAATGAAACCGGAATTATAAATGCGTACGACAAATCTGCGCAAATGAAATTTTATTATGCAACTCCAGATAGAATGTTAGAAAAAATAGTCAGCGAATGTAAAAAAATGGGCGCTAACGGCATTATAAACTTTAATATGAACCCGATACCGGACGCTAAATATCAAAGTTGGGAAGTTTCAGGTGTTGCTGTTAAGTTGAAATAATACTTAATGACCATGAAGAAACTTAGGCATCATCTTTAGCCCGGTCGTTTTAACGGGGCTTTTTATACCTAAAACTTGCGGAGCAGGGTATTAATGACTGTTTTTAGAGAGCCATTCCGGCTATGGGTAAAAGTCGTTCTGCCCTTGACTGCAAATATGATGTTAAAATCCTTGTAGGTTTGAAATATAAAAGCGAATTTTGCATCACAAAAGAAAACAAAAGCGACCTCGCTGGGTAAACAGTCCTGGTAGAGGTTTTGTTGTATATGAAAAGAATGATTCTTTAAATATATGATACGTGTGCACTATGGAGATATTAATGCCTAAATCGATTAATGATGCTCATATAGGAGATGCGTTCAATTATTTATTCCGTATAATATTGCGAATGGAGGAATCAGATGATGAAGATTTTGTTTGGAATTTCAAAAATACTTCATTTGTTACTCCATTTTTCATATTGCCATTAATGCTTTATCGGGATAAATGCGGTAAAAATGTATCTTGTATCAATATGTCTGATAGCATTAGAACTTATTTAGATGCTATAAATTTTTACCATGTGATCATGGCAGATGAAATAGTTGATTTTCATGGTTATATGGAGGCTTACTCAAATAAAAAATATATTCCTATTATTTGTTTTCCGTCTTGTAAGCCAAAGGACGATATAAAAAATAATATTTTGTCGGTTGCTGAAAATATAATGGTAAGACAATTGGGAATTGAAGGAGAGATAAGAAAGGCTCTATCTTACATGTTGGCGGAAACCATTGATAATATTACAGAACATTCTGATTGCGATAAAGGTTATATATTTGCTCAGTATTATCCGACAAAGAAATATATTGATATTTGTATTGCGGATAATGGAATAAGCATTTTGGGCAGTTATATAAAAGCAAAGAAAGATGGGATAACAAATGATGTTGAAGCTTTAAAAAATGCAGGAACAGGCGTTTCTACCAAAAATCTACCAGAAGCAGAAAATAGGGGGTATGGAATTACAACCTGTAAAAATATGCTATCAAAAGGTTTAAAGGGAAAATATTTTTTACTATCTGGGCAGGCCTTTCATTCTATGACAGAATATGAAACTGTATATGTCGGTCTACCTGATAATATTAAATGGGATGGAACAATTGTAGCATTAAGAATACCATATAGCGAGAATAGTAATTTTAATTTTTATAAATATATAGGATAAAGGTCATGGAAAAGATTATTGTAATATCTGAATTGATAAGAGGAGAGCTTCGTTCCAGGACCGAAGCTAAAAAAATTTATGCAAAAGCTTTAAGTTTGGATTCGAAAAATATTAGTATTGATTTTTCGAATGTGTGCTTTATGTCTCGATCATTCGCTGATGAGCTATGTAATATTTTAGATTCATTGAGATCAAATGAAATCAAAGTTCGTTTAAAAAATGAATGTGATTCTATTGATTTAATGATGAAGATTGTTGAAGGGAATAGGAATAAGCCAAGAGTTGTCAAAGAAGATAGCCAAGTTAAAGAGTTTTCAGATATTGACGCTTTGTCTAAGTTCTTATTAACTATATAGTAGCTGAAGCTCTTGTCTAATGAAATCAATAGGCTTAAAAACATGTTGGAAACGGTAGTTACATATCCTTTTGAAAATTCACTTTGGGTTGTAGCTGTCTTTGTCACGGGATATTTGTCTTGGAAAGCTGGTATATATCATGCAAAAATAGAGAATACTCGTAAAAAGGTAGAACATTTACCATGTGATAAGAGAAAAGAATAACTCAATAGTTTTCTATGACGATATTTTTAAGGGATGAATATTTGAAAAGATATCCGTTGACAGGATCAATATTATTATAAAAGCCGGAATAAACCTCCGGCTTTATTTTTACCCCTCACGCCCTCCGATTGCCTCGTAGGGGTTCCGCCCTCCGATTGCCTCGTAGGGGTTCCGCCCTCCGATTGTTCATATCTATTGTCTTTCGTCGGTTCCGTTTGATAGGTGGCGCGTGTTGCTTCAGAATGGTCGGGAAACTGCGATATCTCGGAATCTCTATAGGTCACCGTTTGAACTTCAACCCGTTCTAATGGCTCCGTATTGGCATCTGATCCGGTTGGCTTGATCGGTTCCGTCGGTAATGTCTGGCGTAATTGGTCTAAGTCTTTTTTTAATCGGTTTGCTCGGGTTTGTTCTGTGTCAGCAAACTCATCATTTCCGATACTCCGGTAAAACTCAGCGTTCTCTGATGCTTCAGAAAAGGCCCGTTCTTTTGCCTCAATCATTTCGCGGATAGATTGTTGATTGTTTATTTCTATCAATTCCTCTAAGGCTGTTTTATCCTTCGTAAAATAAGATTCAACCTTATATCCGTTTTCCTCTCCTTTTTTCTGTGATATTTCGGAATCTTCATAGGTTGCCTTGACAGGGGCAGTATCTTTTGTTTCTGATTCAACTACAGTTGGGTAATTCGCGTTGTTTAAATTGTTTGTTTTCATGTCTTTAATATTTTAATAGTTATTGTTTTCTTTATTATCATGACACAAATGTAAATAATACTATTTACATACGCAAGCGCAAAGCAATAATTGTATCACCAATTAACCATTATTAGTAAATAATTCTATTTACATCTAATCGTTTAATATAACTTTGCAATCAAAACGAAAACATCATGACAAGAATAAAGGAAATATTAAAAGAAAAAGGAATGAGCGTTGCGCAATTGGCAGACATTTTAAACATAAGTAGGCAAGCACTTAGTAAACAAATAGCAGGGAAAATGCTACTGGAGACATCCGAAAAAATAGCCACCGCTTTAAATGTCCCCCTTTGGCAACTGTTCGCCTCTCCCGAAGAGGTGACCGGAAAACCAGAGTTAACCGCCCTGATCCGGTTTCGTAGCCAGCTTTACCAAGCGGATACGATTGAGGAGTTGAAAGATGTTGTTAAAATGATTGAGCGCATCCCATTTAATTAAAAATGCCCGAACATCACTGCCCAGGCATTTTAATATTTACGTTAACCTACTACATATTGTAATAGATTCACAAATCTATAAAATTATTTCGTGATTTGAGCTATTCCAACTCAATTATTTTTTCCTGCCTGGAGGATCGTTTTTCATAAAATTGATCGATTCCAATTTCTCAAGACGATCTTGTGGTTGTTTGCTGTTTTTTCTGACCCCTTGCTACAGCCCTTTGATTCATCAGCCATTTTGCCAATTTTAGCTCGTTTTTATTCTTTGAGCTTTGAGATGGCCACCTCCCGTTTTTTTTCTCTAAAATTTTTCAGAGCTTCAAACATTGTACGCCATCCATCTTCAAGGGATACCTTCCAGTCGAAATGCAAAGAATCAAGCATTTTTTCCCGTTCGGGTGATAACTTCCCAGATCGTTTTTTCCCCCTTTGAACAGCACACCATAGACCAAGTTTTCTTATGGCCTCGTCATGATGAGACGAAGATGGCCATGTCCCGGTATTAGCAAGATAATTTTTCACTTTCTCGAACATCCTGTCCCAAGCCGCCTGCCATTCAGCTGGTCTATTCCGTCTATCAAGCGTCATTTGCTCAACTGTCTTTTTTTTCTCAGCCGAAAACTCGTGTGCGACGAGCTCTATTTCGAGGAAATTTATAATACTCTCTAATTTGGGAAAACTTATGTTATATCTCCCCATTAAAAACGAATACAATGTGTACTGGTTAATGCCAATAGCATCAGCAAGCACTGGTGTACTGACATTGTTAAGTTCCATGGCCTTTTTGATTTCTTGTATCATCTGTGGATAGTATTATTTTATAACAAGCTCTATATTGAGATATTCCAATATAGATTCAATCTTATTTTGTCCCAGGTTCATTTTCCCGCTCAAGAACAGGGACATAGAGCTTTCGGAAAGCTCTATGTGCTCCGCGAGGTCTTTGCTTTTTACCTTGCGGATTCTCATAGCCTCTTTTATCGTCTCCCTGATCATTCCCATGACAGATAAAATTCATCACTGACAATAATACAGTGGGTGTAGTCACCCAGGTTGACGTCATTGTCTTTAAAGGTCTCCAAGATGCGCGAGTCTACATCTTTTAATTCAACTTCTGTTCCGCCTTTAAGGGTTTCGATTAACTCATCGTCACATTCGACCAACCCGTGGAAATTACATCTGTTATTTCCAGAATCAGATACAAAATAAGTGCTGCACCCCACTAAATTGCTTAAAGTTTTCATGTTCTTTTTTTTTAAATGTTATATTCTTCCACAATAACCCAATCAAATTTGGGATATTGTGCTCTGTTTCCCCGAATGACAACATGCGGATTGAACCGCTTGTATTCGAGGGCCAAAATTTTAACATCCTGGATGCTGTTACCAGTCACTGTAACAGCTTGTCCAATCCCTTCTACATACATGGCAAAGGTTATGCCTGCCATGTATTTATGCTTTGGGCTGCATAGGCTCACGTTCTGTGTTGTTTTCATCTCTGTTATATTTATTTGCAATCAGACATCATTTTAGCCTTCTCACTGCCGAAATAGTTAACGGCCTTTTGAAAGTTGCTAACATAACCTCTCTTAATTTGCGGATAATCCTTGATAACTCCGTTAAGGATGGAGTTAATTTCTTTTTCGCCGATATTCTTACGACGTGCCCAGGATATTTCGGCACTTTTAAGAACCCGTGTCATAAACCAAGCCAAAGTATAAAATTTATCCTCTTTTACATTCTCGTTGTAAAAACTGATCACCATATCTCTGTTTGCGCTTAAAACTGTTTTTACTTCTACTGTTGTCATTTCCTTACGCCGCTTATAGGTTGCCGCCCTGTTCTAATTGTTTGTTTTTTGATTACACTACAAAGATACGAAAAGTTTAAGTAATACCAAACTTTTAAGGATGAAAATTTAAGTAATACCAAATATTTAACATTTAGATGGTAATTCTATGCGTCAAATTCCACCTATATTACCATCAGACCAAATCGACTTTTTTTCCAAGTGTGTTTGCTATGCTTTCAAGCAGGTCAAGCCGGACGGCGAATTTACCGGCTTCGATCCGGTAAATAGTGCTTTGGGCTATGCCACAACGCGCCGCGAGATCGCGTTGTGATAAACCCGCTTGTTTTCTTAAATCTTCAATCCTTCGACCGATGCGTATTCGGTCGTTTAACTCGTAATTATCTTCCATATTTTTATTTATTAATTAGTTTTTCCACTGCTTTTACATAAGGAGCTGTTTTTTGTCTCTCCATGTAAGCTACATACTGTTTTGCTATATGTTCCTCCAGTCTATTTACCTCATTGTTGGCTTCGGGGGATATTTTTCTTAATTCGGGGATATTGTATGTAGTTCCCTCAACGGTGTACTCAAAACCGTTTAACGTGGCTGTCCAGCCGTTCACCTCAAATTCAAAATTACTAATTTTGCCCGTGTGAACAAGTTCGACTGCCTCTTCTAATGTCGGGACTGTTGTTTCTTCTTCTTCCAGCTTTTCAGGTTCGTTTTCTACAAACTCGAAAACGACTTCTGAATTAAACTTTGATTGTCTTCTGCCTGAATAGCATACGGAAGTAAAATTAGAATAAAACTCGTCAAATTCGGCCTGAGAATCGAAGTCCTTAGACCATGTTTTTGTAGACGAATCGTAGACGAATCCTTGGTTCTTGAGACTTTCTTTTGCGTTGAATGTGTTTTTAACTGCTATTGCTTTCATTTTCTTGCGCCGCTTATAGGTTGCCGCCCTGTTCTAATTGTTTTTTGATTACACTACAAAGATACGACTTTTTTCTTTGACTGCAAATTTGCATTCAAATATTTTTCGGGGAAAGTGAATATTTAACACTGTTTAAATGTTTGGCGTTGCAAGGTGTCCCGATTTGTAGCCCTCAGAAGTAGTGATATTGTTTAAGTGTAAATGATGGGAAATGAAATGTTTAAAATATATAATTGCTTGTATTTTAGAATTAAACAATTTGTTATTTAGAATTAGTCTAAATAATTTTGTATCAGTTTCGTAGTTGCTATGAAATTATGTATAATGCGAATTAGGCTTTAAAACTTAATTCTAAAAATGGCATGTTATGTATTCGCGACAAGGGAATATTGCTCCCCAAAAGAAGCAGGTAGATGTATTTTGCCCCATTCACGGCAACTGGATAGGACATTATGACTATGGCAGTGTCGGATCTTATTACTGCTGGTGCAAAAAATGCAAAAAAGAAATCAAAATCGTGATGGGAAAATGAAACTGACAATCAAACAAGAGAATTTTTGCAACTATTATGTAGAATGCGGTAATGCTTCGGAAGCTTATCGCCGGGCTTATTCGTGCGGCAAAATGTCGGATAAGACAATATGGGAGGCATCATCTAAATTGCTTAAAGACAACAAGGTTGCTACAAGGGTTAAAGAGTTGCAAAACGAACAAAAAGAGCAATCTGATATCACAAAGGATAGGATATTGACAGAACTGTCAAATATTGCATTTTCTTCAATTGCCCATCTACACAATACATGGATAGAACGTAAGGATTTTGAGCTTTTAACCGAAAAACAAAAGTCATCTATCAAAAGCATATCCACTAAAATTTTAAAGAAGAATGTCGGAACTAATGAAAATCCCGAAATTATAGATGTGGAGTATGTTAAGATCGAGCTGTATGATAAAATTAAAGCTATGGAGCGCATATGTAAGATGCTCGGATATGATGAGCCTACCGTTTTGGATTTAAGAAATGCCCTTGTTCAAATTGATACGGGCGTTGATTAGTGTTCTGTTTTTAAGATTTCATTTTTCTTTGTCAGAAAAATATCGGGGTTTATAATTCTGTTTGTGTTCTAAAATTTAGATATCGTGGACAAGAAGATAATAAGCTATAAGAGATTTAATCCTAATTTTCATCATTTAAGAGTTGCTCTCAAAAATGACGACTACAGGTTTATTTTCCTGTTTGGCGGTTCTTCTTCTTCAAAATCCTTTTCCATCACGCAATCTATAACGCTCGAATGCCTTGAAAAAGGCTTTAACACGATGGTGTACAGAAAAACTGGGGCGACAATATCAGATAGCATATATAAAACCTTTGTAGAGGTAATAAAAGGTCTAAAATTGGAGGACTTTTTTACATTCCAGGAAAATTTAATAAAATGTTTCAACGGCTCGTACATCACATTCAAGGGGTTGGATGATCCCGAAAAAATAAAAGGTCTTGAAAGTTATCAGTATGTTTTTTGCGAAGAAATATCCGAATTTGATGAAAGTGACTTTAAGCAGATCCGAAAGCGTTTAAGGGGTAGAAAGGGACAAAAAATTATAGCTGCATTTAATCCCATATCAGAGGATCATTGGTTGAAAAAAAACATATTTGACAAAGAGCAACTAATAGAGGTAGAAAATCATTTATACGGGAAATTAAGGGATAATATTAGAGGAAATATCCTTAAAAAGGAATACTCGGAGATTGCGCAGAAATGGACTAATACCCCCAAATCCATATTTAATCCGCGCACAAAAAAATACGAAACTCATAATCCAGATATGGTAATTATGAGATCAACTTACTTAAACAATTTTTGGGTTGTTGGATCACCTAAAGGGGACTATGGCTTTTATGATGCTCAAGTAATAGCCGATTTTGAAAGGGATAAGATAAACGATTACGCATATTACCAAGTCTATGCGTTAGGCGAATGGGGGACCATTAAAACTGGAGGTGAATTTTTCAGAAACTTCGAAATAGGGAAACATGTTGGTCATTATAAATATGATGAGAATTACCCCATCCATATAACCATAGATAATAATGTCCTCCCTTATATATCAATTGGGTTTTGGCAAATAATCCCAGGTGATATAAATAGAGTGAGACAAGTGCACGAGATACCAGCAGAGGAACCTTTTAATACGGCCTCTAAAGCTTCCGAATCGGCGGTGGCATACCTTGAAAATATCAATTATAATGACAAGGTGTATCTATATGGGGATGTTTCGACAAAGAGCGGTAATACTATAGATGATGACAAACTTTCTTTTTTCGACAAATTTAAATCTGGCCTGGAAAGATCATTTGTGGTAGAAGAGAGGATGCCCAAAACGAACCCTTCTGTTGCCATGTCTGGCGAATTTATCAATGCTATCTATGCGGGGGTAATAAAAACCATAGAGATAGGCATTGACGAAAGCTGCAAGGTCTCGGTAAACGATTACTCTCACGTGAAAAAAGATGTGAATGGCGCGATATTGAAGCAGAGAATCAAAAATAAAGATACGGGGCAAACATATGAGCAATATGGTCATTTTAGTGACACAAAGCGGTATTTTATAACGGAAGCTTTCGGCAAGGAATATACAAAATTTTCTCTCAGGAGAAGCAGAAATAAGATAACGGATTCGGCAATGAAATATTATGACCAATCAAAAGTAGACCTGACCAACGGTTACGGCATGGTCGAAATCAATCCTTATATTGATTCGAGGTTTGTATTTGTTCGAGCAGTGTTTAAAGATGGTAATTGCTATGTTGTAAAAGCAATGTTATCCGACACCATCGTTGGAGAGACGGAAATAGCATCTTTGATCGCTTCCGGGGATAGAGTCCAGGTAGAATGCAATCCGTCGCTTGCTGCTTATGTCCGAAATTTGAGGATGCAAACCCAAGATGTTAGGGGCAGAAAACCTTTTCCGGACCCTCAAAAAAGGATATCTGCCCATATTGATTATATTCAGAATAACATATTTATACCAAGTGACTATGATAAAGATAGTCTTTTTGAGGCGTTTATTGAAAACATCTTAGACTACAACGACAAGAATAATATCGAGGCTATAAATTCATTGGCTGCGCTATCTGAAAGAGTTAAGAGAGGTTTATATACCACATAGATTTTATCTTTAATTGTTTGTTTGTCTGAAAATAACCGCTATATTTGTAGCACATAAAAGAAAATAAAGAGCCTAAGAGCCATTTTCGGTAAATAATACCGGGAATGGCTCTTTTTGTTTGTGCAAAAATATGAAATATCCTTTGTTACAAAAACTTGCATTTTGGAAGCCTAAAAAAAATGCCGGCTTGAAATCTTTGTCTATGGCAGGAAATGTAAATGTTGTAGAAAAAGATGAGGCAGGGAATATATGGTATATAAATGTGTTGTCAAAAGGACTACGACAGGTAATGGGAGGTAAGTCGGAGGTCCTTGATATGCTCAATCTGGTGGACAAAAGAAGGGCTTTGATAGCCTGCACACCGTTTGCAACGGTCATTGAAAGATGCGGCTCTATGTTTTCCAACGGAAAGTTTTACGTGACAGATAAGGATGGTAATGAACATCTTGATGATGAAAAAGGTAAATATGGCAAGATAAGGTCATTACTGAAACATCCGAACCCCATTCAAAGCGGGAGACAATTTAACAAACAGGTTGAAATTACGCTTAAAACTTTTGGCTTTTGTCCAATTTACACATTTAGGGCATTGAGGTCAGAAGTCCCTGTTTCAATGTGGATTATTCCGCCCGAACTCTTCCACGTGGAGATTGATTCCAATATTTGGAAAAAAGCAAAATTGGAAGATATTGTGAAAAAAGCATGGATCATGTGGGGAAATGAAAACATCCATCTTGAAAATGATGAATATTTTATTGTGTCGGACGCAAATGCAGATATCAGCATGTCCGAACAGGAGCTATCATACAATCATGTCACAGACTCTCTTTCAAGGCCGATCAATAATTGGATAGCCCAAATGATTGCGAGAGGGACGTTAATTGTTGATGGCGGCCCTAAAGGCGTATTATGTAATAATGCAAACGGTGATATCTATGGAGATAGCTCTCTTAATCCGGGAGAGGTTGACAGACTCAATGAAAATTTCAAGCGCAAATATGGGATTGTTGGCAAGTTGTTCTCAATCCTTGTCACTACGGCAAATGTAAAATGGGTCCCGATTACGGGTAATTCGGAGGATTTAAAATTACACCAAGAGGACAAAGAATGTCGAAACGCTATTTGTAACGCATTAGGAATTAATCCAAATGTTTTGATATCAGATAGCACGTATGATAATCAGAATGGAGCAAAACGAGACGCATATCAGGATTTAGTCATTCCGGATTCTGAAAATTATTGCGAAGCGTTAACAAGGGCTATAGCAGGGGACGGTGAAATAGTTATCAGATTGGATTATTCCCACATATCCGTGCTTCAGGAAGATAAAAAAAATGCGGCAAGTGCTTTATCTCTTGTGTCGAATGCAATCCGAAATTTATACAATGACGGTATTATAACATTGGTTGAGTCCAGAAGAGAGGTAGCCAATTATATAGATATAGATCCTGATGATCCGGAAGGAGACTATAAACAAGAAATTCAATTAACGGAAAAAAATATGTAGAAAATGGTGCATGAATTGAAAACAAAGAAAAGGGGTGCAATCGGGATGCAGTATAAAACTTTTTCCTTCGAAACCAAAGATGTAGCGGTTAATTCGGAGAGTCGCAGAATTTCCGGATATGCTGCTATTTTTGGGAACAAAGATAAAGCTGGAGACATCTTAATTAAAGGGTGTTTTTCGAAAAGCATACAAGAGAGAGGGCCTCAAAGTAATGCAAATGATAAGATCGTCCATTTGTGGATGCACAACATGAACGAACCCGTAGGTAAAATCGTCACGCTCATTGAGGACGACAAAG